ATAAACGGGGCTAGGATTTATGTTCGTGGTGCTGACAGACCTGATACGCTCCGTGGAGTCTCCTTGACCTATGCTGTACTAGATGAGGTTGCGGATATTAAGCCTGAAGCGTGGGAGCAGGTTATTCGAGCAAGTTTGTCTGATAAACGGGGGAGAGCACTCTTTATTGGCACTCCAAAAGGACGCAACTGGTTCTACGATACTTTTAAGTTGGGCGAGAGTGAAGATGATCCGGATTGGAAGTCCTGGCACTTCACGACTGCTGATAACCCTTTGATTGACCAAGCAGAGATAGATTCCGCTAAGAAGACCCTGAGTACCTTTGCTTTTAAACAAGAGTTTATGGCTTCGTTTACCAATGCGGGGTCGGATATTTTTAAGGAAGAATGGATTAAATACGGGGTCAAGCCTGAACATGGAAGCTATTACATCGCTGTTGACTTGGCAGGATTTGAGGAAGTTGCCAAACAAGCGGCTAATTCTAAGAAACGTTTGGACGAGTCTGCTATCTCGATAGTGAAGGTGACAGACGATGGAAAGTGGTTTGTTGAGAAGATAGAACATGGGAGATGGGATATACGTGAGACTGCCTCTAAGATTCTGATAGCCATTAGAGACTACCGACCTCTTAGTGTGGGGATAGAGAGGGGGGCGTTAAAGAACGCTGTTTTGCCCTATCTAAGCGACCTGATGCGAAAGAACAACACTTTTGCTCATATCGTAGATTTGACCCATGGGAATAGAAAAAAAGCGGATCGAATCATCTGGGCTTTACAAGGAAGGTTCGAGCATGGCAGAATTGTGTTAAATTCGGAAGAAGATTGGGATGAGTTCGTAGACCAGTTAATCCTGTTCCCCGCACAAGGGGTTCACGATGACTTGCCTGACTCCCTTAGTTACATTGACCAACTTGCTGTCACTTCGTATATGGAAGAAGATGACTCCGAGGAGTGGGAACCAGTAGATATTATTAGCGGGGTATAAGATGGAATATCAAGAACCAACCGAGTCCGACAAGGAAATAGTTAACTTTGTTGTTAACCATTGTGATCGTTGGAGGGATTGGAGAGATGTTAACTGTCTTGATGATTGGCTAGAGTACGAGCGTATCTTCAATGGTGAGTGGGATGTCCAAGACAAGACAAGGGACTCTGAAAGAAGCCGTATCGTTACCCCCGCTACCCAACAAGCCGTAGAGACACGCCATGCCGAGATCATGGAAGCAATCTTTGGTCAGGGTGAGTTCTTTGATATTCAAGACGATATTCGTGATGTCAATGGTAGTCCTTTAGATGTTGCTGCCATCAAAGCACAACTCATGGAAGACTTTAAAGTAGACAAGATTCGCAAGTCTATTGACCAGATTGAGTTGTTGGCTGAGATTTATGGTACTGGCATTGGTGAGATTGTTGTCAAAACAGAGAAAGTCTATGTTCCTTCTACTCAGGCAATACCTGGTCAAATAGGACAAGCGGCTATCGGAGTAGTAGAACAAGACCGAATCGCAGTCAAGATTGTTCCTGTTAACCCCCGTAACTTCCTGTTCGACCCTAATGGAACATCTATTGATGACTGTATGGGTGTGGCTATTGAGAAGTATGTCTCTATCCACAAGATTGTTAAAGGTCAAGAAGAAGGTATCTACCGCAAGGTAAAGGTTGGTACTGACTCGATGGACACGGACTTAGAGCCTACACAAGAAGTCTCCCAGTACGAAGATGACAAGGTAAAACTACTTACTTACTACGGCTTAGTCCCTCGTGAGTACCTAGAACAGTTGGAAAACGAAGATGGTGAAGTAGAAGATTTCTTCCCTGATGACACTATTCAGGACGAGTATTCCGATCTGGTTGAGGCTATCGTAGTGATTGCCAATGATGGTGTTCTTCTGAAAGCAGAAAAGAACCCATACATGATGAAGGATAGACCGATTCTTGCTTATCAGGATGACACAGTTCCTAATCGCTTGTTGGGTCGTGGTACTGTTGAGAAGGCTTACAACTCACAAAAGGCTATTGATGCCCAAGTGCGTAGCCACTTAGATTCTTTAGCGCTCACAACTAGCCCAATGATGGCTATGGATGCTACTCGCCTTCCTCGTGGTGCTAAGTTTGAAGTAAAGCCAGGCAAAGCAATCCTGACAAACGGCAATCCCAATGAGATTCTGTTCCCGTTCAAGTTTGGCAATACTGATGGTTCTAACCTGACAACTGCTAAAGAGTTTGAGCGTATGCTTTTGATGGCAACAGGAACACTTGACTCTCAGGGAATGATTACTGCTGTCTCTAGGGATGCGGGTCAGGGTGGTATTTCGATGGCTACAGCCTCGATTATCAAGAAATACAAGCGTACCTTGGTGAACTTTCAAGAGGATTTTATGATCCCCTTCATCACCAAAGCCGCTTATCGGTATATGCAGTTCGACCCCGAGCGTTACCCTACTGTGGACATGAAGTTTATTCCCACGGCTGCACTTGGAATCATCGCTAGAGAGCATGAGCAACAACAATTCATTGCGCTTTTGCAGACTCTTGGCCCGAATACGCCTGTTTTGCCTATCATTCTGAAGGGAATCATGGCTAATTCATCTCTGTCTAACAGATTTGAGTTGATTCAGATGTTGGATGAGATGAGCAAACCTGATCCACAAGCACAGCAGATGCAACAAGCACAGGCTGAGTTGGCTATGCAAGCGGCACAGGCTCAGATTGCTGTTCAAACTACACAAGCAGAGCAAAATCGTGCTGAAGCTGCTAAATTGTTGACTGAAACACAGTTAATGCCTCAAGAAGTCCAAGCTAAGACACTTGCTGCAACCACTAAAAACTTGCCTGATAATGACGTTTTGGCTGAAAAAGAGTTCAACAAACGTGTCAAAATTGCAGAATTGATGCTCAAAGAAAAAGACATTGAGAACAAGTTAAAGGTTGTTCAATTGCAAAACATGGACAAGAATGAGCAAAAAACAAAAGATACTAACTTTCTTAACAGTATTGTTAATCAATGATGGATATTAAGCAGATACTGCTATCAGATGCGTCAACTGATGCAAAGTTGTCTGCATTGGCAATTCTGCTTGATAAACAACTACCTAAACTTGAAAACCATATCCTTGATGTAAAGAAACTACAAGGCCCTGTTGGTGACAAGGGAGAAAAAGGTGATCAAGGCTCGCAAGGTGAGCGTGGGATTGATGGAAAAAATGGTAAAAATGGTGATAATGGCAAAGATGGTGCTGATGGTAAGGATGGAGAAGATGGAGTCTCCATTGTTGGCACTAAAATAGACTTTGATGGGTCTTTGGTTGTCACTTTTTCCGATGGTAAGACAATAAATGTTGGTGACGTTGTTGGAGAGAAGGGCGATCGTGGGCCACAAGGCGCTGCTGGCGTTTCTGGACAAAACGGGCAAGCATTTGCTAATCTTGATGGTGGTTATCCATTTAGCATCTATGGTGGGGTCACTCCTATTGATGCAGGGGGCATTTAATGGCAATTCAAATACAACTCAGACGTGGAGATGCGGCTGATTGGACTTCTTCTAATCCACTTCTTGCTGAAGGTGAATTGGGAATAGAGCTTGATACCTTAAAAATTAAAATTGGCAATGGTATTGACAACTGGAATGCACTAGCTTATGTATCTGGAGGCGGTGGTGGTGGAGTAACTTCTGTTACAGGTACATCTCCAATTGTTTCAAGTGGTGGTACTTCACCTGCTATTAGTTTGGCATCTACCTATGGAGATACATTAAACCCTTATGGAAGTAAGACTGCAAACTATGTACTTGCATCTCCAAATGGTTCTTCTGGCGTTCCTACGTTTAGAGAAATTGTCGCCTCTGACATACCGACTCTAAATCAAAACACAACTGGAACAGCGTCCAACGTCACAGGAACAGTTGCTTTTGCCAATGGCGGTACAGGCGAGACAACACGGCAAAATGCAATGGATGCGTTGGCTGGTGCTGTTACTTCTGGTCAATACTTGCGTGGCAATGGCACAGA